AAAAGTGCGGCCACAGTCATTGGCATGGAAATGCCGCAACGGCGCACGGAACACTCCTCGAACCTGTCGCCCGTGACATGTACGACCTTCGGCACAATCAAAAATCTCACGAAATTGGTCTTGTCCAGCATCCGGTACACTTGTGGCTCGGCGGCTCACCGGACGGAGTGACTGAGAGCGGCCGACTCATCGAAATCAAATGTCCTTTGTCGCGTCGGATCACACCCGAGGTTCCGAAACATTACTACCCACAGATTCAACTTTTGTTGGAGGTGCTCGATCTCGAAGTCTGTGACTTTATTCAGTACAAACCCCCCAATCTCGGCAAGGGTGGTCAGGAGGAATTTGTCGTCTCGGAGATTCCACGGGACCGCGAATGGTTTGCACGTATTTTACCTGTCGCGCGTGCATTCTGGGACCGGGTACTCTTGAAGCGCAAAACTGGTCTGTGCGAGATTCTCGAAGACGAGGAGGCGCCGGTGCCGCCGTCGACCCCTGGTCCAGAGCCGGTGTGCGAGATACTTGAAGACTAATCTCGATATACTGACATGGTGAAGTGTCCGGCGTGTCAGAAGAACAAGGGGGGTGTTCAGCTGACATGCCGCGAATGCAAAATCGCATTTTGTATCGGATGTATACAACTCGAAATTCACAAGTGTGCGTGTCTCGAAAGTCGTACCGCGTTTGAAAAGAATCTACTCGAGAAGAAACTTGTAAAGATTGAAAGTTCCAGGATTATTAAATTTTAAGTCCCTTCCGGAAAGAAAGGACGACGACGAGAAGAATCATGGCGACTATGATCGGCCAAAGGCTGTCCCGGCCCTTTATCAGCCCCGAGACGTAATTGCGACCGTCGGCATACGAAACCTCGCGAGACCAAGATGTCGTGCCGTCGTCGTACTGGTATTTACGCGCCGGGAACATAAAGGATGTCGCGGGATCAATGCCGCCAGTCATGGCGGTCATGGCCGGTGCGCGAAAGATGTGCTTGGGTGTGAAATGCGCCTCATACTCTGGCTTTTCTTCCGCAGTCTCTTCCTCCTCGCGAGGCATCATCCACGGCAGAGCGTCCGTCGACTTGTGGCCGCCGTTATACGAAATGCCAAACGTCCCTGTGGCCGTGTATGGATTTATGCGGTCCATAGACATTTCGTCAATCTCGAGCATAGCAGTCATTCTCTAGTGTGTACCGATATTTTTGTCCAGGGGCACGCCCCTGTCCAAGACCTTGTCCAGGGCCTCCTTGTCCGCGACGGTCGTTCCGGCATCGCCGTAGGACCTGTCCTGAACCTTTTGCTTGTGTCGGAGCCACATTTCGTCGAGGTTGACGTCGAGCATATACGCCAACTGAAAAAGGTACGAAAACACGTCACCCATTTCGGTCATGACGTCCGTCCCCCGCTCCTTCTTGAGTCCGGTTTTACGAAAACTTCTTTGAAACTGTCGAATCGCCGACGCGAGTTCACCAATCTCTTCTGTGAACAACAGCCATACGGTACTCACGTGGGCCTTGTCCCATCCTTTCGTACGGCACAGTTCGTAGGTTTCTTGTTTGTACCCATTCATACTTGAGTATTTGGCGACCGGTTCTTTTATCAGTCGATCGATGACTGAATGGCGTCACCGACCTCCCGCGGGCTGAATATAACAAGTGCGACGCCGAGCGCAACCAGTTCTATCATGGCTCGCATACGTTCCATCTCCAGTTCGGACAATTTCCGCCTGATTGCAAAGTGCGAACTGACGAGCCGGGACGCACGGTCGATGATAAAAAACAGGATGAATCCGTATATGATCTCGCGAGTCCCCTTCATTACACTTTACTGAGAATAATTTTCATCTGATCAGAAAGTTTCATGTGCCAGGCGTGCAGAACAAAAATCTGAAACAACAGGGTCGTCAGAGAAAGTCCGAGTGCAATGTACGGAATACGCTCGCGCCACTTCTCCTCCGCCATTTACTTGAGACCGGATATTTTTCTGGCCAGAGTCGAAAAATCATTCGAGTGTGTAATGTGCCACGGATAAAGAACCGTCAGGGCGAACAGGAAAGAAATGATCGATACGGTCAACGCCAGAACTGGTATCCATTTCTTACGCTGCTCGGGCTCCATGTTATGAGCTGAGAATTTATCTATTAAAAATGTCCAGCCGCCTTGAGAGCGCCAAGGCGCTTGAACAATATCTCCGCCTTGTTTCTCTTGTTAGAAGCTTTATTTGGATGAAGCTTGAGTGCCAGTCCGTGATACGTGCGGTTGCCTATTATGAAACCGGCTCTCACTGCATTGTTAATCAGTTTATTAATAGTATTGGCGGTGTTGTAGGTCGGCATTGGGGCGCGTGCGTTTCCTGAGGTGAAATTTCTGGCGTTGTGAATTGGGATATTTGTGGGGGTATTCTTCGTAACCTTCGCGATGAGTTTCGCTGCCGCGCGGCGGACATTAAGGTTATGGCCTGGATAACGGCTAGAAATGTTAGAAACGTATTTAAATAACTTTACTCTTGCAGCATTAGCTGCATTCTCATTGGACTCGTTAAGAGTGACATTGGCGCGATGGCTCGCGTGCACACGGTTCTTCTGTAGGCGCGTAAGTTCGCGCACCTCGGCGTTTGTGAACTGCTCGAAACTCATACATTACTTGTATATTTTTTTTTGTCACCCCATCGTCGGGAACATCTTCTTGAATCCTGTGACGTTCGTGCGACACATCGGACACGAGGGTGACCTGGTGCGTCCGAGACACTGTTCACACGCGAGGTGGCCGCACGGATCCAGAAACGTATCGACGAGTCGTTCCATACATATCGAACACGTAAACTGACTGTATTTTCGGGCATTCGTATTCATGAGGACGGCCTCCATCGCCTTGAGCGTCCCGTTGAGTTGTGCCAGTTCGTCGCGAAGTTCTGTGACGCGACTCGTTTCCGCGAACGTTTTGACCCGTTCGACCAGTTCGGCTTGTAGGTCCGGGTCGCTCACGACCGAGGATGCATTTTGCATGATTGTGATGTCGGTCGACAGACCTAACAAGCGCGCCTCTTTCTTTCGGAAATCACCGAGGGCGGCGGCGTACGTCGCCTTGTACCGACCGAGCGTCTCTTCGAACTCGGTCCAGTGGTCGTCGAGGGTCACGTCCGGTACGTCCGGTAAAGACACGTGGGACGGAATCATAACGTCGGAAAGAAACTCGGCCAGCATGGTCATATTCATACTAGAGTGACATGAGCGTTCATTTTTATGTCGGTATATAAAAATGGTATTATTCGAGGTCCTGTGTATGTCGTGCGCAGAGACATTCGGAAACTTTAATCTAAAATGGTTTGCCGAATCGGGTAATTCGGCACACCACCATTTGGGGCTAGGTGTTATGGGATACGGGGTCGTCCTCTTCTTTCTGATCAGGGCATTCGCACTCAAGAATGTTATGATGGTGACGGCGCTCTGGGAAGGGATGATTACTGTGATTGGCGCCGGTTCGGCCTATTTCATTTTGGGTGAACGTTTCCACCACCCGATTCAGTGGGCCGGGGTCGCTCTGGTTATCCTGGCGATCGGTATGATACATGTCGGCCAGACACTCAAGCCCTGACGTTGTTCATACGGGCCATACCGCCGTTTGCTGGGGCGCCTGCCGGTGCCGCCACACTGGAATTCAGACCGGCGTTGGTCGCCCCGGGCATGGATGCGGCGTTACCCGCATTAGGTGCCGCCGGAGTCAGGTTGTTTCCGGCCGAGCGACGCTTCGCCATGAAAAACACGCCAGCGGCGATAGCGAACAGGAGCAGACCGACCATGAGAAAGATGCCCCAGCGAGGAAACGGCTTCTTCTCTTCGGGCTTCTGGGCGTCCATTATTTTTACGAATCATTTTAATTTAGCGCTTATAGACCCGGTGACTGACTGGACATTTTGTAGCCGTAGGTTGACGTGCTGACCGGCATGGACAGCGGGACGGGGTTCCGCCCGATGAAATCCATGTACGAGAGCTGCTGGAGGATGCCCGTGCTGATGGTCTTGGTCGCCTCCTTGACGACAATCTCATTCATT